ACACCGTTTCGTTACCGGACAGTGCGATCCCGCCAGGCTTCAGGGGGTAACTGACCATGAAAAATATTGCGACAGGCGGCGTTCTTGAACGTATCCGCAGACTGGCTCCGTCACATGTAACCGCGCCATTCAAGACGGTGGCGGAGTGGCGTGAGTGGCAACTTTCCGAAGGCCAGAAACGTTGTGAGGAGATCAACCGTCAGAATCGTCAGTTGCGGGTGGAAAAAATTCTGAATCGCTCTGGCATCCAGCCATTGCACCGCAAATGCTCGTTTTCGAATTACCAGGTGCAGAACGACGGTCAGCGATACGCGTTGAGCCAGGCGAAATTCATCGCCGATGAACTGATGGTCGGGTGTACAAATTTTGCGTTCAGTGGAAAACCTGGTACCGGAAAAAACCATCTGGCGGCGGCTATCGGGAATCGCCTGCTGAAAGACGGTCAGACAGTGATTGTGGTTACCGTGGCTGATGTTATGAGCGCCCTGCACGCCAGCTATGACGACGGGCAGTCAGGCGAAAAATTTTTGCGGGAACTGTGCGAAGTTGATCTGCTGGTTCTTGATGAAATTGGTATTCAGCGCGAGACGAAAAACGAGCAGGTGGTACTGCACCAGATTGTTGATCGCCGGACAGCGTCGATGCGCGGCGTGGGAATGCTGACAAACCTGAACTATGAGGCCATGAAAACATTGCTCGGCGCGCGGATTATGGATCGCATGACCATGAACGGCGGACGCTGGGTGAATTTTAACTGGGAGAGCTGGCGTCCGAATGTCGTCCAGCCAGGAATTGCGAAGTAATTTTTACCGGGAGAAAAATTTAATGGAGACTGTTTTTGACGCACTGAAAGCAATGGGAATAGCCACATCCATAGAACTTGCTGCGCGACTTGATATCAGTCGTGAAGAAGTGCTGAACGAACTATGGGAACTGAAAAAGGCTGGTTTTGTTGATAAAAGCGCGTACACCTGGCGTGTGGCTGATAACAACGTTCAGCAGGAACAGCCAGCGCAGGCAGAACTGCCGGAAGAAACCACCACAGCAACAGTAGCGAAAATCTCAGAGTGCGATTTAACCGCGACGATTGAACAACGCGGACCACAAACGGCTGATGAGCTGGCTACATTGTTTGGTACCACATCACGCAAAGTGGCTTCAACGCTGGCAATGGCAATCAGCAAAGGTCGTCTGATTCGCGTAAATCAGGGCGGTAAATTTCGTTACTGCATACCGGGCGATAATTTACCAGCAGAGCCGAAAGCAGCATCGGTAGCGGAAACTGATGGTAAGGCCTTTCCTCAGACCGCAGGTGTCGCGTTACCAGTACAGGAGGCTGCAACACAGGAAGAAATTAAAACAGATACTATGGGGGACATTGTGCAGTCACTACCATCGTTCACTGAAACGCGAGCCAATGACCTGATTTTACCATCGCTGCATATGGCAAACCGCGAACTGCGCCGGGCGAAAAGTCATGTCCAGAAGTGGGAGCGAGTCTGCGCCGCGCTGCGTGAGCTGAACAAGCACCAGGATATTGTTCGACAGATTACGGATTCTTACCGCCGTGTTGCATCGGAAAAGTGATTGCCGGAGGCGCTTATGGCAAAAGTATTTACACAAGAAGAGCGGGAAAAAATTAAAGGGCAGGTGGTTGAACTCGTGCGCCAGAGCGGTCGTGAGATGTTACGGCAACTGGAAGCTAAAACAGGCGCGACAAGATATCTGATGAGTGTTCTCGCCAGAGAGCTGGTTGCCAGTGGCGATGTATATAACTCCGGCTACGGGTTATTCCCGTCAGAACAGGCTCGTAAGGATTGGCAAAATGCCCGCAAAAAACTATCCAGGGCAAAGGTGAAGAAACCATCTGTGGTTGATCCTGACCTTATCTGGTCATTACCTGACGGAGAAATACGTCGCTACGACAGGAGTATGAACATAATCTGTCACGAGTGCCGGAAGAGTGAAGTTATGCAGCGTGTATTAGCATTTTATCAGGGAAATGTTCGGTATTTATTGAAGTGATGATATTAGAGTGGATCAGTTCATATGAGAATTGACATTTCTGCGTCATAGAGTGAACCACTAGTGGGGCTATTAGTTTTATCCCTCAAGCCGAAGTTGAAAATCTGACCATACGTTTATCTTAAGAAAGTATTTCACCTCTAATCGCCAACCAAAAATCTTGTTAAATTTCGCGCCGTTTAGAGGTGAGGTTAATAGATTTTGATTACCTGACCACCCTAGAGTGTAGATATAAAACGTTGATAGTGCCTAAGCACCTTAGAAGACATAAATAAATTTGGGTTAGTCATGAAGCAAGTCATGGCAATATTTTTTAATGCATTAAAATCAATATTGCTCTTGGCATTAGAGTGTTTTTTGCTCATTGTGAGTGTTAATTTAAGCACTAAATACTCCAAAAAATGGCCCTGGATTATAGAGAAACTTTCGAACTTGTTATTTTTGATATAATCAATTGCTTCCTCCTTGGTCACTATTCCATTAGCTTTTTGCACTAAACGTTCAAATTCTATTTTGGAAATGCAGTGTGGGAGTGATGTATCAACATTGATTCCAAGTTTTCCTCCTTTGTCCGATATCTTAAATAAAAAACTTCCTTTTTTTAACATCAATATGTTAAGCTTATAAAGTAGTGATAATCTTCTTACACTTTTGCGAAGTGTTTTTATCAAATCATCATTCGCGGAAGCATTATTCATTGTAAGTAATGAAATCAAGTGCACACATAATTTTTTGCTCCAGAAATCATTTTCCCAACTGTATCCTTTAGTGAAAAAAATATTTCTAGAATTAATTCTATTTCCAAGTATATCTACATAGTCCCTGTCGACAATAACAAATTGATTACCTATGTTTTCAGCGACTATTTTGTCATGGTAATTAAGAGCATCTCTTTTGCTTCCTGCAATGTTAATTTTTACTTTTTTGCTAGAAAAAATATTAAACAGCGTTCTATAGAACTTTATGTCGTAGAGATCATTATCTGGAGTGGCCGCTTCAGTTAAATCACTCACTTTCCCCTCAATGTAAATGATTAGATCTACATCATGGAAATGATGAATGGATGACAAACCACTATTAGTCCTTGTAAAGGTCATTTGAGAAATTCCTCTATTTTTATAAGGTATTCTTGTCTTTTTCCTACAATATCAGGAGAGTGTGTTGCAAATATTATTTGGGCATTTGGGTTTATTTTTGATATTGATTCTATTAGCCCCTCTTGCCAGTTTACATGAAGAGATAACTCTGGTTCATCTGCTATGTAGATTGTATGATGCATCTCTTGTAATAAAGCCTCGCCAAGTATTATTATCATTTGTTTCTCGCCGGATGAAAGGTCTTTTAAAACAACAGATCTCCCATCACGATTTCTTATTGATAGTTCATTCTCTTCAGAAACAAAAAAGGTTTTCCTTCCATCAAATAATGTGTTTAGCAATTCAATAAAGTTATCTCTCGGACTGAATATTACTAATTTGCTGTTCTGTAATGAACCATATGCACTTACCAACTCATGAGCTCTAATAGAATTAAATAAGACCATGAATTCATCAAAGGAAAGTTCTTCACTGGAATCTCTTTTTTTGAGTATGTGCTCAACTCTTTGATAGAGTTCGTTTATTTTTCTGTCATATCTACGCTTTTCTAAGCCTAAAGTTCTAAATACATCACTTAAAGTTGACTTATCTTCATCAACATTTATTGCTATTGAATTGGTCGGCGAAATGCCTTTATTATCAATGACCGATAAAAAAACGTTTTTTTGAAAATCAATTGTTTGCTCTGCAAACCTTTGGTCTAGTAAAGAAAAATAGCGAACCATCTTGTTGTTTAATTCAAAAAGCTTAACATCGATAAGCGAGTTGTTTTTGTAGTTGCCTGCGTTATCATTTGAGAAATTATCTGCTCTGTGGACTGATAGCCACGATAGTTTAAACATTTCTGAAAATATTACATTCAATTCTCTAGAATGCAATATATGATTTTTTATATACAGTTTTTTTTCATCGTCGTAATATCTACGAGGAGATTTATTGAACGAGTCGTGAAAAAAATATTCTGCTGGGCTTTGATCTGTAGTGCTTTTTTTTATAATGTACTTTATGACATTATTACTAATGTCCACTCCTTGTTTGTATACTTCAATTATAGGTTTTTTATTCTTCCCAACTTCTTTCATTACAATTCTAGCTGAAATGAAATCAATTCTATCTATTTTCTCTATATCACACATTAAAATAGCGGATATGAGGTCAATAATAGTTGTTTTGCCTGTACCATTGACACCTATGATGAAATTGAAGTTTTCATTTACTTTAATATTAACATCCTTTTTTCCCCAAAGCCCCTGGATAGCAATGCTGCTGACTATGTTCACATTATTTTCCTTGTTTTATAAATGCAGTGATGAATGTGATTTATTCATTTTCGGTTTGAGACTTTTATCAGTTGCATAATTTAAACAATAAACAATAACTTTACAAGCACTTAACATAATTTGGTGGAAATATTAGGCGGTTAGATTTCAATTAACAATTAACCTGACGGTAACATCATGATATTGTTGACTTTTGGAGGTGGGGGGTATCAGAGGCCTGTCTATCTCATTGCTCCATTATAATCAAACGTTTGTTAGTTAGATCGTTATCTACTTTTGCTCATCACTCAAAGCGGATTGTCAAAGCTAAATGCACACTGCCTACACAAAGTGTTGGCTTGCGTCTGACTTAGCGTCTTTAAAGAAGTGCTGGTGGTGACGGGTTGTTGTGTCCCATTTCCACAGAAAAATCAGAGAAACTATAGCGGCTGTAATGGCAATTTATTGTCTTGCTGTTGTTCTTATGGACCGCCTTTCTGATTGATTTCATATTGGCGAGGTAACGGGAGTTAAGTAGAATGGCTGCGGGTGCTTGAGGCTGTCTGCCTCGGGCATGAACACCAAAGGCAGATAGAGAAAAGCCCCAGTTAACATTATGCGTCCTGCAAGACGCTTAACATTAATCTGAGGCCACATCTATGCTTTGCATACGTAGATTAGCCTCTTACGGACCGAAAGGTCAAGGAGAAGCAGGCTATGAAGCAGCAAAAGGCGATGTTAATCGCCTTGATCGTCATCTGTTTAACCGTCATAGTGACGGCACTGGTAACGAGGAAAGACCTCTGCGAGGTACGAATCCGAACCGGCCAGACGGAGGTCGCTGTCTTCGTAGACTACGAATCTAGAGAGTAAGAGTGACCAGGCGAGGGATTTCTCCCTCGCCACCTCTGATGAGTCAGGCATCCTCAATGTACCCACACTTAACCCGCTTCGGCGGGTATATTTTATCTGTGAATATTTTTATAAAAATAATGCCCACGCACAGCATAAAACAAAAAGTATTACAGATAAAAAAGGAACGTAATGTGCAGATTTGTTGTTTTCCATATTTACTCACCTTAATATGATTAACACTGATAGGGTTGTTATTTCAGCGGTTTTCAAATGAGATATTATGGTGATCTGACAAATTTGCATAACATTAAAATTTAATTTGTTTAACCGCTTTTAATAATAAGCGTTGTTTGTATCCCAGCAATCTGTTGTTTGGTTTTTATTCCATTAAGGTGGGGGCTTTACACTGGAACCAGTTTATTTATACTTTATACGTCAGCCTGAACAACTGGCATCTGCTGCACTGCGCCATCGAGAGATTGAGAAATGGCGCATATACAACTGGTCAAACAAACTTCTTCTGGTTTACTTCTCCCGGCGACGCCGGAGAGTTGCGATTTTCTGCATCAAATCAAAATAGGTGAGTGGATACACGCAGACTTTAAGCGTGTGCGTAACTACGCATTCCACAAGCGTTTTTTCAAACTCCTGCAACTGGGATTCGATTACTGGACTCCGGTCGGTGGGGCGATCACGCCTCGCGAACGAGAACTGCTGTCTGGTTTCGTTGATTACCTGTGCGAATCAGTTGGTCGGGAACACACGCCAGCCCTGAGTGATGCCGCAGAGCAATATCTGAATACAGTTGCGACACGCAGAACCCGGGATACGGCATTGCTAAAGTCGTTTGAGACTTTTCGCGAGTGGGTAACCATTCAGGCTGGATTTTACACCGAACATTTTTATCCGGACGGTAGCCATGGGCGTCGGGCGAAATCCATCGCTTTTGCGAATATGGACGAAACCGAGTTTCAGCAGGTTTATAAATCTGTTCTGAATGTGCTGTGGAACTGGATTCTGTTCCGTAAATTTTCCTCTCCGGAACAAGTCGAAAATGTAACCGCGCAGCTGCTGGAGTTTGCGTAATGGTGGATTTACGTAAAGCGGCGCGGGGGCAGATGTGCACCGTCAGAATTCCTGGCTACTGCAATCACGATCCGGAAACGTCTGTGCTGGCGCATTACCGACTGGCGGGAACGTGCGGAATAGCGACAAAACCACACGATATGCAGGCGGCGATTGCCTGTAGCTCATGCCACGATCTAATCGACGGGCGGGTAAAAACCAGCGATTACACCAAAGAAGAATTACGCCTGATGCATGCAGAAGGTGTTTTTCGCACACAAGAAATCTGGAGAAAGGAGGGATATTTGTGATTTACCCAACGAATACAGGAAAAAGCGGAGAACACCTTCGTCTCGCCACGCTGGAAAGTGTCTGGATTCAGGGCAAACTGCGTATGTGGGGGCGCTGGTCGTATATTGGCGGTGGCAGGTCAGGAAATATGTTCAATCAGTTGTTGGCATCCCAAAAATTGACGAAAACAGCCATCAATGAAGCCCTGCGCAGAATGAAAAAAGCGGGAATAGAGAAAGCTGAGCTGGAAGCGTTTTTGAGAGAGATGATCAACGGCAAGCAAAAGAGCTGGCTGGCGCATTGTACTGATGCAGAGGCGTTATGTATTGATCGAGTCATAAGTGAGGTGCTGGCAGAGCATCCAGGATTGATTTGCATTCTCCGGCAACGCTATGAAGGGCGGGGGATGACTAAGCGTAAAATGGCTGAATTGCTACATGATGCACACCCAGAGTGGTGTTTTAGCACATGCGAAAAACGGATTGCTAATTGGTTAGCTGTTGCTGAGTATGTCCTATATATTCCCATGCGTGAATCATTTGCTGAGAAAATGGCTTGATTTCTTACGTATAAACTGCTTCAATTTCGCTATGCTGAAGTGGTCAACAAAAACTGGCCACCGAGTTAGAGTTTTTCCAGTATCGATTTTCCGATTCGTTTGGGGGTAATCCACCGTTATATTCGTGCGGTCTTAGTGCGCTGTAATATCCAACGATATAGTCCGTTATGGCGTGAGCTGCCTCGCTGAAGCTTACGTAACCCACCACCGGCATCCATTCGTTCTTCAGACTCCTGAAGAAGCGTTCCATTGGGCTGTTATCCCAGCAGTTTCCGCGCCGGCTCATACTCTGCCTGATCTGGTATCGCCACAATAACTGCCGGAACTGCCTGCTCGTATAATGACTGCCCTGATCGCTGTGGAACATCACCCCGCCGGGCTTACCACGGGTTTCCCACGCCATTTCCAGCGCTTTCATGGTGAGCCTGCTGTCCGGCGAGAACGACATGGCCCAGCCCACTGGTTTTCTTGCGAACAGGTCGAGAACAACGGCGAGGTACGCCCAGCGCTTACCCGTCCAGATATAGGTCACATCACCGCACCACACCTGATTTGGCTCGGTCACGGCGAACTGCCGTTCAAGATAGTTAGGGATAGCAACATGTTCATGACCACCACGTTTATACCGGTGAGTCGGCTGCTGACAGCTGACCAGCCCCAGCTCTTTCATGAGCCTGCCAGCAAGCCAGCGTCCCATCTGGTAGCCTCTTCGGGTTGCCATTGTGGCGATGCTTCTTGCTCCGGCCGAACCGTGGCTGATGCCATATAGCTCAAGTACCTGACTGCGTAATACAGTCCGTCTGCCGTCTGGTTTTTCAGGCCGGTTTTTCCAGTATCTGTAGCTGCTGCGATGAACCCCGAACACATGGCAGAGTGTGACCACAGGATAATGCGCTCTGAGTTTCCCGATTATCGAGAACTGTTCAGGGAGTCTGACATCAAGAGCGCGGTAGCCTTTTTTAATATTTCATTCTCCATTTCAATGCGTTGTAGCTTTTTCCTCAGCTCACGTATTTCGATTTGTTCTGGTGTTATCGGAGAGGCTTTTGGTATTTTGCCCTGACGCTCATCACGCAGTTGTTTGACCCATCTTGTCATTGTGGAAAGGCCGACATCCATAGCTTTGGCGGCATCTGCCACCGTGTAGTTCTGGTCAACAACCAGTTGAGCGGATTCGCGTTTAAACTCTGCGCTGAAATTTCTTTTTTTCATTGGAGCACCTGTGTTGTTCTGAGGTGAGCATATCACCTCTGTTCAGGTGGCCAAATTCAGTGTGCCACTTCAATGCTTCGCAAAGCTGTATCGCGAGGCGAACAATCCCACGGATAC